CAAATTGAGCCGCGCCGATTTAAATTTGATGACCCAATGACCCAAATGACCCAAAACCCGGCGCGCCAGGGAATTCCCTGGATGCCTCTTCCCTTTTCTTTTGGGTCATTTGGGTCAAAAGAAAACGCATGACCCAAATGACCTAAATGACCCAATGGCCGGCCGGCCGCGCGGCCGCGCGCCATGGCCTGGCCGGTGTGCGCATGCACATGCAAACGCATGACCCAAATGACCCAAGGCATGCGGCCATGTGGCTGCCTGGCGCGCATGGCCATGACCCAAGTGACCCAAGGCTTGCTGTCAGTTTTGCGTAATGAATTCAGGCCCCCGGGTAGGGCCCTGGGGCCGGTCGGTCCCGGCGCGGAGGGGTTGCAAAAACTTTTTTATTTTTTGCAAACACGCTACACTTCCAGCACACGCATAACGCGCAGGGAACGCCATGTTCAAGTCATTACCGTTGACCATCCGCGAGGTCAAAGCGACCGAAGCGACGCTTAACCGCATTTATGAGGCCGCCAAGCTCGGCCTCAAAGGTGACACGCTGGCGCTGGCCGCCGGCATGTTGCCCGAAGAATACCGACGCCTAACGCAGCTGGACCCCATCGCCGAGCTGGCCGCCACCAAAGGCCGCGCCGATGGCGAGCTGGAGATGAGCACCGAGCTGCACAAAGCAGCCAAGATGGGTGACGCCAAAGCGGCGTTGGCCATACTGCAAAACGTCCACGGCTGGGTGGCCAAACAGGCCATCAGTGTGGATGTGAACCAGCAGATCAGCATCACGGCGGCGTTAGCGGAAGCGCAGCGCCGCGTCATCAACCTCGCCGATGTGGTGGATGCGGTCAACAAACTTGAGGGTCAATCCAATGACAGTCCTGTACTTATGCCTGTTGCTGATCGTGGCGTTGTGGGCGATCGATCTGCTGTGGACGCGTAAATAATGCAGACTACTCGCTACAGCGCGCAAGACGAACAAGAACTGATGGCCAGGCTATGGAGCCCGGCCCTCAAGGACAACCCACTGGCGTTCGTCATGTTCGTCTATCCGTGGGGGCAGGCGGGCACGCCGCTGGAGCACTTCCAAGGCCCGCGCAAATGGCAGCGCGAGGTGTTACAAAACATCGCCGACCACATCAAGGCAAACAACGGCAAGATCGACTACGACACCCTGCGACTGGCGGTGAGCTCGGGGCGCGGGATCGGGAAGTCGGCGCTGGTCAGTTGGATCACAATCTGGATGCTGTCCACGCGCATCGGCTCGACGACCATCGTGTCGGCCAACTCAGAAAATCAGCTGCGCTCAATCACTTGGGCCGAGATTACGAAGTGGCTGGCGATGTCCATCAACAGCCATTGGTTCGAGGTCAGCGCCACCCGAGTGATGCCGGCCAAGTGGATCACGGAGCTGGTCGAGCGCGACCTGAAGAAGGGCACGCGCTACTGGTCGGTCGAGGGACGGCTGTGGTCGGCGGAGAACCCCGACGCCTACGCGGGGGTGCACAACTTCGATGGTGTAATGGTGATCTTTGATGAAGCCAGCGGTATTGATGACGCCATCTGGGCGGTGACCAGCGGCTTCTTCACAGAGAACACGCCCAACCGATTCTGGATGGCCTTCAGCAACCCACGGCGCAACACGGGGTATTTCTACGAGGCGTTCAACAGCAAGCGCGGGTTCTGGACAACCAAGATCGTGGACGCGCGCACGGTCGAGGGCACCGACAAGCAGACCTACAACCAGATCATCGAGGAATACGGCCCCGACTCAGCTCAGGCGCACGTCGAGGTTTACGGTCAGTTCCCCAACGAGGGTGACGATCAGTTCATTGGCGCGGCGGTGGTGGACGACGCCATGGCAAGACCGAAGTACAAGGACAACTCAGCACCAATCGTGGTGGGCGTGGACCCGGCACGCTTCGGGGCGGACGCAACCGTGATCGCTATCCGGCAAGGGCGTGACATTGTGAAGCTCTTGCGCCACCGAGGCGACGACACCATGACCGTGGTGGGGCACGTCATCGACGTGATCGAGGAGTACAAGCCGGCGATGGTGGTGATCGACGAAGGCGGGCTGGGGGCTGGCATCGTGGACCGGCTGAAAGAGCAGCGCTACAAGGTCAGAGGGGTGAATTTTGGCAACAAAGCCAAGAATCCGATCATGTACGGCAACAAACGAGCGGAAATGTGGGGCGACATGCGCGAATGGCTGAAAACTGCCAGCATACCGCTTGACAGATTCTTAAAAACTGATCTAATTTCGCCTATGATGAAGCCCGATTCGCGGGGCACAATCTTCTTGGAGAGCAAGAAAGACATGAAAGCTCGCGGTTTAGCCTCACCGGACGCAGCAGACGCCATCGCCGTGACGTTTGCGTTCCCAGTGGCACACCGAGAGTACCGCGAACCGACCCGCGTGGCCCGCTCATACGGACCAAGCACTGTATCCACCGGCTGGATGGGAGCGTAAATGGCTAAAAAAGGCGTATCTTTAAGCGTTGGGCGCGGGGAAAAACTGCCTGTGTCCAAAGGCGCCGGCTTGACCGCCAAAGGCCGCGAGAAATACAACCGCGAGACGGGCTCCAACCTCAAGGCGCCAGCTCCCAACCCTAAGACCAAGGCCGACGCAGGGCGTAAAGCCAGCTTCTGTGCACGCATGGAGGGTGTTGTCAAACACGCCAAAGGCGACGCCGAGCGCGCCAAGGCCTCACTCAAACGCTGGAAGTGCTGATCATGGCCACAAAACCTGGACTTTACGCTAACATCCACGCCAAGCAAGAGCGCATCAAAGCCGGCAGCGGCGAGAAAATGCGAAAGCCGGGCACCAAGGGTGCACCGACCGCCAAAGCGTTCAAAGAATCGGCCAAAACGGCTAAAAAGGGAAAGTGATCATGCCGCTTGTAAAATCCACCAGCAAAGAGGCGTTCCGCAAGAACATCAAAGCTGAAGTCAAGGCCGGCAAGCCCGTAAAGCAAGCCGTGGCCATCGCATACGCCACCAAACGTGCGGCAGCGCACAAATCTGCACCGAAAGGCAAGAAATGAGCAAGCATCTCGAACCCATTAGCAAGCTAAACGCCCGCGAGCCCAAGATGTCAGGCGCTGGCATGCCAGCTCGCAACACGCCGACCAACGCTGGCGCAATGTCTGGGCTAAAGAATTGCAACGACGGCTCAGTCAACGTCAAAGCCACCGTTGCCAAGGTCCTGAACCGCATCAAATAACATGGCCGCAGACTACACCGGCATCGACGCCGCAGCCGCAGTTGCTGTCGGTGGGTCGGCCAAAGACAAAAGCGACGCAGACGTCCTGGCCCTCGCGCGCACGCGCATGTCCATGGCCATCTCGGCCACGTCCGAGAGCCGCGAGGACGAGCTGGATGATCTGCGCTTTATGGCCGGCTCGCCCGACAACCAGTGGCAGTGGCCCGCCGATGTGCTGGCTACCCGTGGCGCGGTGCAGGGCCAGACAATCAATGCGCGGCCCTGCCTGACCATCAACAAGCTGCCGCAGCACGTGCGCCAGGTCACAAACGACCAGCGCCAGAACCGGCCATCAGCCAAGGTCATCCCAGCTGACGACAACGCGGACGTCGAGGTGGCCGAGGTGTTTGATGGCATGATCCGTCACATTGAGTACATCAGCGACGCTGACGTGGCCTACGACACCGCGTGCGAGAACCAGGTAACGTACGGCGAAGGTTACATTCGCCTGTACACCGAGTACTGCAACGACCGCACGTTCGAGCAAGACATTAAGATTGGGCGCATCCGCAATAGTTTCAGCGTCTACATGGACCCGCTGATCCAAGACCCATGCGGTGCAGACGCGCAATGGTGCTTTGTGACCGAGGACATCACGCACCGTGAATACGAGGAGATGTTCCCCAACGCCACGCCCATTACGACCATGCAAACACTGGGCGTGGGCGACCAAGGCATCAGCCAGTGGCTGAACGAGGATACCATCCGCATCGCGGACTATTACTACTACGAAATAACTACGCGCGATCTGCATTTGTACGTCGGAAACATCACGGCCTACGCCAATTCGCCAGAAGACAAGAGCTTGGCCAAGCTGTACGGCAAACCGCTGCGCAAGCGCAAGGTCGAGGTTAAGAAAGTCGTCTGGTGCAAGACCAACGGCTATGAAATCCTTGAGCGCACCGACTGGGCCGGCAAGTACATCCCCATCGTGCGCGTGGTCGGTAACGAATTCGAGGTCGATGGCCGCATATACATCAGCGGGCTGATCCGCAACGCCAAAGACGCCCAGCGCATGTACAACTACTGGGTGAGCCAAGAGGCAGAGATGCTGGCCTTGGCGCCCAAAGCTCCCTTCATTGGCTACGGTGGCCAGTTCGAGGGCTACGAAATGCAGTGGAAGACCGCCAACACGACCAACTGGCCGTATTTGGAGGTCAATCCAGACGTTACAGACGGCGCTGGCAATGTTTTGCCTCTGCCCCAGCGTGCACCCCCGCCCCTGCCTCAAACCGGCCTCATTCAGGCCAAAATGGGCGCTGCGGACGACATTAAAGCCTCAACAGGGCAGTACGATTCGAGCCTCGGTGCCACAAGCAACGAGCGCTCGGGCCGTGCCATCTTGGCACGCGAGCGTCAGGCGGACGTGGGTACGTACCACTTCGTTGACAACCTGGCACGCGCCATTCGCCATGTCGGGCGCCAGTTGGTCGATCTGATCCCCAAGATTTACGACACCCAGCGCATTGCTCGCATCATTGGCGTGGATGGCGAAACCAGCATGGCCAAGATTAACCCCGATCAGATGGAGCCAGTAAAGGAGATTCGCGACGAGCGCGGCGTGATCATCGAGAAGGTCTACAACCCGTCTGTGGGTGTGTACGACGTGATCGTGACCACCGGCCCGAGCTATTTGACCAAGCGCCAGGAAGCCATGGACGCGATGAGCCAGATTCTGCAAGGCAACCCGGCCTTGTGGACGGCTGCGGGCGACCTGTTCGTCAAGAACATGGACTGGCCGGGCGCGGATGAGCTGGCCGAGCGTCTGAAGAAGATGATCGACCCGAAGCTGCTGGAAAACGAAGACGATCCAGCCCTGCAAGCTGCCAACAAGCAGATTCAGGCCATGGCCGCCGAGATGGAGCAGATGTTCAACATGCTGCAAAACGTCCAAAGCTCGATGGAGTCTCGCGATCTGATGATCAAGAGCTTCGAGGCGCAGGTCAAAGCCTACGACGCCGAAACCAAACGTATCAGCGCGGTGCAGGCCAGCATGTCACCCGAACAGATTCAAGACATCGTCATGGGCACTATCCATGCGGCGATCGACACGGGCGATTTGGTGCCCGGCGAAGGCGCGCTGCGCGCTCCGATGATGGCCGAGCCCGCACAACCTGAAGGAATGCCCCAATGAGCACCGCAGCCGACTTTGTAGGCACACTGTTTTTGGCCCGTGACGTGGCCCATTCAGTCCACCTAAACACGCGTAGTTTTTCTAAGCACATGGCGCTCAATGCTTTCTATGACGGCATCATCGACCATGCAGACGCGTTTGCCGAAGCCTATCAAGGCCGACACGGTCTGATTGGCCCAATTTCTTTGATGTCCGCGAAGAAAACGACTAACATTATTGAGTTCTTGGAAGATTCGCTTGCCGACATCGAAAAGATGCGTTACGACGTTTGCGAAAAGACCGACACCTCTTTGCAGCAGTTAATTGACAACATCGTCGAGTTGTATTTGACCACGCTGTACAAGCTCAAATTTTTGGCATAAGGTAGACCGCCATGGCCTCATACAATAAATTTACACCGGCGATTGAGTACCTGTTTGAGAACATCAATTCAGGGTCTGACGCTTGGGTGATCAAGTTGGCCACGGCAGTCAACCAGGCTGCCGGCACCATCACGGAAACGGCCAACGGAAACGGCTACACGACCGGCGGCAATGCAGCCGCTACGGTCAGCTCCACACAAACAGGCGGCACCTACAAGCTGGTGCTGTCAAGCCCCACGGCCTGGACGGCCAGCGGGGCTGGGTTTACGTTCCAATACGCCGTGCTGGTGGACTCGACAACGAGCACCAACGTGGGCTACTGGGACTACGGCAGCTCGCAGACTGTTGCTGCGGGTGAAACTGTCACTGTGACGCTGGATGGCACCAACGGGGTCTTCCAAGCGACTTAAACATGGGGGTAGTGGCCTATCTTCTTTGTGAGGATGGTTCCTATCTTGTTCAGGAGGATGGAGGGCGTTTAGACCTTGAACCACTTGAGTACATCGTTGTTGCCGCAGCGGGTTCGTACACGGTTACGGGCCAAACTGCGGTTGTCGCCAAAAACCGCTCACTCACTGCGGCTTACGGGACATATTCACTCAGCGGTCAAGCAGCCTCCATCTATCGAGACAAGGCCATCTCAGCAGCCGCAGGCAGCTATGCTGTCAGCGGCCAGTCTGCTGACGTCTTACACAGCAAAGCGCTCTCAGCCGCAGCTGGCAGCTACAGCACAACAGGCCAATCAGCCGACATCACCCGCAGCAAGGTCTTGCCTGCCAGTGCTGGCAGCTACAGCACGACAGGCCAAACCGCTGGCGTCTACCGATCAAAGGCCATCGCAGCCGATGCTGGCAGCTACGCCATTACAGGCCAGCCAGCCACGCTCAAGCGCGGGCACAGCATCACAGCCGAAGCCGGCAGCTACGCAGTCACAGGGCAAACGGCCATCGTGCTGCGCAACAAAGTTGTTGCGGGCAGCGCGGGCACGTACACTACGGCAGGCCAAACGGCCAACCTCAACAAATCGCGGATTTTGGCCGCCGATGCAGGCAGCTATGCAACGACCGGCCAAAATGCGACAATTTCGTATGTTCGCAACATTTTGTGTGGCTATGGTACGTACAGCGTCACAGGTGAGTCGGCTTCAATCACACTTGATCGAGTCCTCACTGGTGCTTCAGGCGCGTACTCAACGGTCGGGCAAGATGCGGCAATCGTCATTGGGGGCCAACCAGCACCCACTGTTGCGGAGTACTTTCTTAAGTTAAGATCGTTCACTGAACGAAGGAGATTCTGATGGCAATCAACCTCAAAGCAATTACCTCGGTGCTGGGCTACCAGCAGATCACCAGCCTAAGTTCGGCTACCAAGTTGACCGTGCCTCAGAAAGACTTGAGCGGCCTGGCTGGGTCACCGCGAATTGCAATCATTACCCCTGAAGCCCAGGCTGTGCGCTGGCGCGATGATGGCGTGGCTCCCACGGCCAGCGTCGGGATGCCTTTGGCTGCTGGTGTGACGCTGCAATATGACGGCGACATCAACCAGATTCAGTTTATTGAGCAAACTGGCGGCGCCAAGCTCAACATCACCTATTACTCTTGATGAGGCCGACATGAACATCTCCAACGATACAGGCGCAGCCGACCCCATCGAGTACATCACCAAGCAACTGCCCAAGGACTTGGTGCAGCTGCTTCAAGTGCGTGATGAGCTGGCAAAGCGCCAAGGTGCAATTGGCGCTGTCGAAAGCGCCGTGGCCGACCGTGCTAAGGCTAAGGCCGAGCTGGAGGCTGCACAAGCCGAGGCCCTGGCCGTGCGAGCAGATGCCAAGCGTACTGCTGACGAGATCAAGGCTGCGGCTGATGCCGACGCCGCAGACGCCAAGCGCATGGTGAACGACGCCGTGGCGGCCAACAAAGAGCTGGCTGCACGCGAGAAGGCCGTCAGTGCACGCGAAAAAGCCGCTGAAGCTGCTGAGGCTGCACAGTTTAAGGCGCAAGCCGACATCGATCAACAGCGAGCTGAGTTGGCCGCACAAGTTGCAGCTCACGAAACCCGCGTTAAAGCATTCCAAGACAAAGTCGCCGCTCTGAGCGCTTGATCTTGATGGAGTAACACATGGCCGTCAATCTCTCTCCCGTGGGCGGCGTTGCGGCCCAATTCTTCACCAGCACGGGCGCCGTGCTGACTGGCGGCAAGTTGTACACCTACGCTGCCGGCACAACCACGCCTGTGGCAACGTACACAACCTCCCAGGGCACTACGGCGTGGTCTAATCCTGTGGTGCTCGATGCCGCTGGCCGTGTGCCTGGTAGCGGTGAAATCTGGTTGACAGATGGCGTCATCTACAAGTTCGTGCTCAAAGACAGCAACGACGTGCTGATCGCCACCTACGACAACATTACCGGCATCAACAGCAACGCGGTGGCGTATACCAATCAACAAGAGATTGTCACGGCCACTGCCGGTCAGACTGTGTTTAACCTTGGCATCAGCTACGCGCCAGGTACGAATAGCTTGTCAGTGTTTGTGGATGGCGTGAACCAGTACGGCCCTGGCGCTCAATATGCTTACACAGAAACCAGTAGCACTTCGGTGACCTTCAACAGCGGCCTGCATGTGGGCGCAGAGGTCAAGTTCACGACCACGCAGCAGCAAGGTGCTGGCGCTGTGGACGCGTCGCAAGTGACCTATGACCCACCGTTCACGGGGTCTGTGGCGACCAACGTTGAAGCCAAACTGGCGCAAACCGTCAGCGTCAAAGATTTTGGCGCTGTGGGTGACGGTGTGACAGACGACACTGCTGCGATTCAAGCGGCTTTGAATAGCGGCGCAGGTGCAGTTTATATGCCCACGGGAACGTACTCCGTAAGCGATCAATTAGATGTCATAAGTTGTAGTTTGTACGGCGATGGCCCCGCATCTGAAATTATTTTTACGGGGCTATCTGGAAACGTAATTGAAACAACTGGATACGTTAAAAGATCAATTAGCAATTTAAAAATCAGCAATTCTTCCAATGTCGGCATAGGCGTAAATATCACCGATGCAATTGGTGTTACCGTTTCAAAAGTTATTTTTTCAACGCTTTCAAAAGGTGTTAATTTCACCAATTCCGTTGGTGGGTTTGTTTATGGATGCAGTATCGAAAATTGCGAGTTTACGGACAACTCACATGCAATTTTTATGGCGGCGTCAAAGCAAGCCAACATCATTAACATCACCGATAACTTGATCAACGTATTGGGCGGTGATGCTGCCGCAACAGGCATATCTTGCTATGGTAATGACACGGAAATCAACATTACGGGCAACATCATCCAAGGTGGGGATGGACGAGCCATAGTAATTGATGGCTCGGGTTCTGCCGGTTTTCACATAAGTAACAATTGGATGGAATTTTCTGGTGGTGCTTTGACATTACCAATCGTTCAGATCGGTACGACTTATGACATTAAAAATGTCACCATAACCAACAACATTTCTGTTCGCACCACATACCATCCATACGCGATTGGCGGAACTGGAAAAGTTTACAACGCCGTTATTCAGAACAACTATTTTGACGGAAACATTGTTTATGCTGTTGCCGGTGTACATCCAGCCTACGCAAACATTATTGGCGGCATAGTTTCAGAGAATTTCATTACGAATGTGGCGGCAAGCGGTCAGGTAAAAATTCAAAATACCGCAACTCAGCCAACGCACCCTGATGTTTACATTGGTAGTTTTCAGGTTAACAACACGATTGGGGTTGGAACTGCGCCAGCCACGAATGGTGTTGGGCTAACATTTAATGGATTACCCAATCTTTCGACTAACACAAACACGCTTGACGACTATCGAGAAATTTACGAGCTATCAAGTGCAGATGTTGGTTTTTCTGGAACTGCACCAAGTGGTTATGTTGGTATTGTTAAAACAGGGAATATGGTTACGGTGACTATGCCAGCAATCACTGGAACATCAAATTCCGCGTCGTTTATTTTTGCGGCACAAAAATCAATTTTTCAAGATTGTTTGCCCGCGTCTACAAGGTACGCACCTGTAAGAGTTCAAAATAATGGTGGTTCTTATCAATGGGGCATGATTTCTGTGGCAACAGACGGAACATTAAACGTGTATCTAAATGCGAACGCCGATGGATTCACAACTTCAGGCACAAAATCATTAGCGCCGTGTAGTTTTTCGTACACCATCCAGTAAGGCAAACAAAACATGGCCGACACCAAAATCTCAGCACTGACCGCAGCGACCACGCCGCTGGCGGGGACTGAGGTATTGCCGATTGTCCAAAGCGGCACCACCAAGCAAGTCAGCGTTGCAAATTTGACCGCAGGCCGCGCGATCAGCGCCGATAGTTTGACATTGACTGGCTCACCGTTGCCTGCAACCAGTGGCGGCACAGGCCAATCGTCTTTTGCTGTTGGTGACTTGCTTTATGCCAGCACCACTACGGCGCTGTCTAAACTGGCCGATGTTGCGACCGGCAACGCGCTTATTTCGGGTGGTGTGGGTGTAGCCCCATCATGGGGCAAAATTGGCCTTGCAACGCACGTCTCAGGTACTTTGCCTGTTGGAAATGGTGGGACAGGAACAGCGACAGCATTTACTGCTGGTTCAGTTGTTTACGCTGGCGCATCAGGTGTTTATTCACAAGACAACGCTAATTTCTTTTGGGATGGTACAAATCATCGTTTGGGTATTGGAAACGCTACACCATCATATTTGCTTCATGTAACCCGTGGCGCATCTAGCGGCGTGGTTGCTGCATTTGGTCGTGCAAGTGGGGCTACTGGCTACATATACACAGCATCGGATTCTGCATTTTTCTCATCGGATGCGTTGGCTGACAACGCTTGGGGTTGTATTCCTGGGACTAATTCCCTTGGCGCATGGACTTCTGGAACGCAAAGTTTAGGAATTGGCTCAACTGGCGATGTAACTTTTAACCGTGGCAATTTAGTTCAAGGCACAGCAGCCAAAGGCATCAACTTCACCGCCAACACCGGCGCAGCGGGCATGACCAGCCAGTTGCTGAACTGGTATGAGGAGGGCACTTGGACGCCTACGATCACGCCTTCAACCAGCGGCGCTGTGACTTACACCACACAAAATGGAACGTACACCCGTGTTGGTCGGCAAGTGACGATTGTTTTTACTGTTGCGGGTACAAAAAACACCGCATCGGGCGACTTTAGAATCGGCGGTATTCCATTCAACATGTCATCCACAATTACCGGCGCAATCAACTGGTACAACCCAAGTGGTACAGCGTTGGTTAATGCTGTCGCGTTCTATTACTCTGCCAGTCAATTCCGCGTCGGCGTAATTACGGCAGCAAACACAGACGCAACAAATGGGACATTTGGCAGTACTCATGTATCCAGCACGTTCAGCCTGACTGGAACACTAACGTATTTTGTCTAAAGGAACAGAAATGAGTTTGACCAAAGCAACTTATTCAATGGTGAACGGCGCTCCGTTCAACATTCTTGATTACGGCGCTTCTGAAAGCGCAACAGGTGCAGTGAACACCGCTGCAATCCAAGCTGCTGTTGATGCTGCTTATGCTGCTGGCGGCGGCGTTGTGTATATCCCCTATGGTCAATACCCTGTTGCGACTGTAACCACCAACCCGGCGTCTGGTAGTGCTGCTGTTGCTGTTGTATTAAAAGACAACATCAACGTGAATTTTGCGGACGGCGCTGAACTTGTTTTGGCAAATACGGGTAACACGCAATCGTATGCTGTGTTCTTGGTCGCAGACGCTGAATATGTGTCCGTAACAGGTAAAGGTTTCATTACCGGCGACTGGACAACCCACACAGGTAGCCTTGGTGAAGGTGGCATGTGCTTGTGGCTTGCTGGCGCTCAATGGTTCAAATCATCTGGAATGACTTACCGACAAGGTTGGGGCGATGGGATTTTAATTTCCCGTTCGTATGCTTCTGGTGGAAACACGGCCAGTGAATATGTGTTTTTGGAAAACGTAATCTGTGAGAGCAACCGCCGCCAAGGAATTAGCTTAATTTCAGGCAATCATGTTGTGATGAATGATTGTGAGTTGCGTGGCACAGGCTACAAACCGGGCGGTGGTTTCGGTACTGCGCCAATGGCAGGCATTGACATTGAACCTGATGACGTTGCTGATTGGGTTCGTGACATTACGATTAACAATTTAATCACATCGTCAAACGTCGGCGCTGGCATCAGAATTGATTTAAATGCAGTCGCTCTGACCGACAATCTGTACCAAATGACTGTGAATAACCATAAAGATTTTGACAGTGGTTATGGATTTGTTTACAGCGGTCAACCGGGTGCAACCCGTGGATATTTGGTTGTAAACAATCCTGTTTGGGTAAACAACCAAGCAAATGCGTTTGCAATGGAAGATAACGCAGGAACGGGGCTTCAAGTTTTTCTGAACCGACCGACAGCAATTAACCCCGGACGCACTGCACTATCTCAAAACACTGGTGCTTTTCAGTTTACTGCCAGCGCCAGCATGACAGCTTCGATGGGTAACGTGGTGGTTGTCAACCCTTCAGTTAAATATGATTCAACAATCGGTTCTACCGACCGTTGCTACTACGCTTTTCAGTTTCAAGCTGATGCGGCTACAGGATTTGATTCGACGTTCAAACTTATTGACCCCCTTACAGCCCAAGGCGACCCTGCCGCTGCTGGATCAAATGCCAATGCGCTGTATTACGAATCTGGTATTGGGACACAAGGTCAGTTTGTGTCGAATCTTTATTCCGTATTTGAAGACAAAGGCATTTATGTAAATACAAAAGTTGTGACCACTGCTTCTGCGGCCCCGACCACAGGAACATGGGCGCAAGGTGATGTTGTATTTAAAAGCAATGCCACATCAGGTCAACCCGCTGGCTGGATGTGTACCGTGGCGGGAACGCCCGGAACTTGGAAAGCTATGGCGAATCTTGCTTAACCCGATCTTGCATCCGACTGAAAAACGGATGTAAGATCAAACAATCCCGTACTGGTGCGGTTCACCAGGGATTCTCAGGAATCGGAAATGACTGAAGAAGTCCAACAGCCCTTAGCGGAAGTAGACTCCGCGCCCGCACCGGAAGTGACGGCCACTCCCGAGATAGCAGAAACAGCGCCGGAAGTCGTCGAGACTGCAACCGAAGAAAAGCCAGCGGAAAAAACTTATACGCAGGCCGAAATCGATGCAATGATCGGCAAACGACTTGCAAGAGAACAGCGTAAATGGGAACGTGAGCAACAAGCTAAGTTGGCGCCTGCGCCAGCCGTGCCTGCTGAAGTGCCTACCGCTGATCAGTTTGAAAGCCCCCAGGCGTATGCCCAGTTCATACGAGCCGAGGCTGAAAAGCTGGTGCAGCAGCAGGAACTTCAAAAGCAGCTTGCTGCTATCGAAGACGCCCACCTAGAGCGAGAGGAAAAAGCTCGGGACAAGTATGCCGACTTCCAGCAAGTCGCCTACAACCCGAACCTTCCGATCACAACGGTGATGGCTGAAACGATCAAAGCGTCCGACGTCGGCCCCGAGGTAGCATATTACCTAGGTGTTAACGTCAAGGAAGCCGAGCGCATCTCCCGGTTGTCGCCCCTCCTGCAAGCCAAAGAGATTGGGAAGATTGAAGCCAAAGTGGCCGAAAATCCTCCTGTCGTAAAAACAACGTCCGCGCCTGCGCCGCTTTCCCCGGCATCGGCACGTACCAGTGGAAATCTGCAATACGACACGACTGATCCTCGTTCAACGAAGACCATGACTGACTCGCAGTGGATTGAAGCGGAACGTGCACGCCAGATAAAGAAGCTGCAAGCACAGATGACCCGCTAATTTTGAAAGGACTTGACCGTGTCTAACAGCATTCTTACCATTGACATGATCACCCGGAAGGCTCTGGAAATTCTGGAGAACAACCTGGTGCTCACCCGCAACGTGAACCGTCAGTACGACGACAGCTTCGCTGTCGAAGGCGCCAAGATTGGTTCGACCCTGCGTATCCGCCTGCCGGACCGCGCTCTGGTGACTGACGGCGCCGCCTTGCAAACCCAGGACGACAACGAACAGTACACGACCCTGACTGTTGCTTCTCAAAAGCACATCGGCGTGAACTTCACCTCTGCCGAATTGACCATGCAGTTGGACGACTTCGCAGAGCGTGTGTTGAAGCCTCGTATCAGCCAGCTGGCCTCCAGCATTGACGCTGACGTCGCCAACGCCTACAAAACCATCGGTAACTCCGTTGGTACGCCTGGCACCACGCCCGCCACTTCGCTCGTTCTGTTGCAAGCTCAACAGAAGCTGAACGAAAACGCAGCTGTGATGAACCCCCGTTACGCCACCGTCAACCCGGCTGCCAACGCTGGTTTGGTCGAAGGCATGAAGGGCCTGTTCAACCCGACCGACACCATCAGCAAGCAGTTCAAGAACGGCATGATGGGCGTGGGCGTGTTGGGCTTCGACGAGATCAACATGTCTCAGTCGATCAAGCAGTTCACCACCGGCTCGCGTACCGCTACTGGCGGCACCACCTCTGCCGCTGTGACCAGCGAAGGCGCTACCACCATTGCCATCACCGGCGCTGGTGCTGCTGGCACCGTCAAGGCCGGCGACGTGTTCACCGTGGCTGACTGCTACGCTGTGAACCCGCAGACCCGTGAGTCCACCGGCTCGCTGTTCCAGTTCGTGGCTTTGGCCGACGTGACCCTGAACGGCTCTGGCGCTGGTAGCATCACCGTTGCCCCGATGTACTCGGCTAACCATGCCCTGGCCACCGTGGACGTGCTGCCCCAGACCAGCAAAGCCGTCGTGTTTGTGGGCGCTGCTTCCAGCCAGTACGCTCAAAACTTGGTCTACCACAAGGACGCCATCACGTTCGCTACCGCTGACCTGCTCCTGCCCCAAGGCGTGGACATGGCAGCCCGTGCCGTGCACAACGGCATCAGCCTGCGTGTTGTCCGCCAGTACGATATCAACAACGACCGCATGCCGTGTCGTATCGATGTGCTGTACGGCTACAGCACGATTCGTCCGCAGATGGCTTGCCGCCTGTGGGGCTGATCTGAAACGGGGCTTCGGCCCCTTTCAACGTCTTAAATTTGAAAGGAAATTATCATGGCTCTCCCTAATGGTTCTGGCGGCTATCAGATTGGTGATGGCAACCTCAACGAAGCGCAATTCAAAGTCATCCCCGCTCCCGCAACTGCAACCGTCACCGCTACGCTGACCGCTGCGCAAGTGCTGAACGGCATCCTGCTGGGCTCGCCCGGCACGTCTGCTGCCAGCTACACGCTGCCCACCGTGGCTGATCTGGAAGCAGCTCTGCCCTCCGCCACCAAGCCAGGCGTGTCTTTTGACATGTCCGTGGTGAACGTGGACGGCTCTAGCTCTGGCGTGATCACGCTGGTGGCTGGCACGGGCTGGACGCTGGTCGGTCTGATGACCGTCGTGGCTACCGCTGGCACCGCCCAACTGTTCCGCGCCCGTAAAACCGGCGACGGCACTTGGTCGTTGTACCGCGTGGCCTAAACTTGAACGGGGGCCTCGGCTCCCATTCTTAAGGACACATCATGCCCAATACCAAAGCAGTAGGCGTTGCGTACGCTGACCCGCAATTTGATTCGTTGACCGTTACGGGTACTTCGACTCTGGCTGCGGTGTCGGCCACCAGCGTCACCACCACGGGTACAGCAGCCGCCGGCAACGCCACGGCCAGCCTGTACTTTCTGACGACCGCCATCACTGCCAACTCGACCACCACCACGGCTCCTGTTGGCTCTCTGGCGACAACGACCAACGCAACTGGCACTGGTAAGCTGTTCATTTCGGACGGCACCAAGTGGCAGTATCCTGTGGTTGCTTAACCAAACGGGGCTTCGGCCCCGTTCTTAAATCATGCCTGTAATCTACATGACCCACCCCATCCACGGCGCCAAGATGGCGACGATGGAAGAAGAAGCTGTTTATGATGAACAAAACGGCTGGACTCGCTACAATCCTGATACGCCTTCGGTTGCAGTCGAAGAAGCGGCTCCGGTAAACGCGCTGGAAGTTAAGCGTAGGGCACGCCGCGCACCGGCCACGCCCATGGAAGAAGTTACGACCGAATAAGGAGCGCACATGGCAACCTACACCGCTGGCGAGCAAATTAACCGGGCCTTGCGGTTGCTGGGCATCCTGGCTGAAGGCGAGACGCCCTCAGCTGCCACGTCGCAAGATTGTCTGATGGCGCTAAATCAGATGATCGACAGCTGGAACACCGAACGACTGTCGGTGTTCAGCACTCAAGATCAAGTGTTCAACTGGCCTGTGGGCGAAATCTCGCGCACGCTGGGCCCCACCGGCGACTTCGTCGGCAATCGCCCCGTCTATTTCGACGACGCCACCTACTACCGTGATCCCGGTACAAACGTGTCGTTTGGCATCAAGTTCATCAACCAGCAACAGTATGACGGCATCGCGGTCAAGACCGTAACGTCCACCTACCCGCAAGTGATTTTTGTGAACATGACGTTTCCCGACGTCCAGATGTTCATTTACCCGCGCCCCACCCGTCTGTTGGAATGGCACTTTATCAGCGTCGAGGAGCTGGATAAGCCCGCTGATTTGTCCACAGTGCTGTACTACCCGCCGGGCTACCTGCGGGCGTTCACGTACAACCTGGCCATGGAGTTTGCCCCCGAGTTTGGCGTTGAGCCCAGCCCGCAAGTGCAACGCATTGCCATGACATCCAAGCGCGACTTGAAGCGCGTGAACAACCCGGATGACGTGATGTCCATGCCGTACTCGCTGATCGCCACGCGCCAGCGCTTCAACATCTACGCCGGTAACTACTGATGAAGACGCCCATCCTTGGCTCGACCTACGTCGCTCGTAGCGTCAACGCTGCGGACGCGCGCATGGTCAATCTGTTTCCCGAGGTCATTCCTGAAGGCGGCCAAGAGCCGGGGTTCTTGCAACGCTGCCCAGGGCTGACGCTGCTGGCCACGCTTGGCGTCGGGCCTGTGCGCGGCTTGTGGACGTATGGCAACTACGGTTACGCGGTCAGCGGCAACACGTTCTACAAGATTGACAGCAGCTGGAATGCTACCGCCAAGGGCACGGTGGCGGGCACCGGGCCTGTCAGCATGTCCGACAACGGCACACAGCTGTTCATCGCGGCCAACGGTCCCGGCTACATCTACAACGCCAACACGGACGTGTTTGCACCCATCACCGACCCGGACTATCCGGGCGCTGTCACTGTGGGGTATCTCGATGGCTATTTCGTTTTCAACGAGCCCAACAGCCAAAAGGTCTGGGTTACTGCGCTCTTTGATGGCCTGTCTGTGGACCCGCTGGACTTTGCCAGCGCCGAAGGCTCGCCTGACGGATTGGTTTCGCTGATTGTTGACCACCGCGAGGCGTGGCTTTTTGGCACCAACAGCGTCGAGGTCTGGTACGACGCTGGCTTGCAAGACTTCCCGCTTCAGCGTATCCAAGGCGCGTTTAACGAGATCGGCTGCATCGCGCCGTACTCCGTAGCCAAGCTAGACAACGGCATCTTTTGGCTAGGCGCCGACGCCCGTGGCCGTGGCATCGTTTACCGAGCCAACGGCTACACAGGTGTTAGGGTTTCTACCCATGCGGTCGAATGGCACATCCAGCAGTACGCCAACATGGGCGACGCAGTGGCCTATACCTACCAGCAGGACGGCCACGCTTTCTACGTGCTCAACTTCCCCAGCGCCAACACGACTTGGGTCTATGACGTCGCCACCAATGCTTGGCATGAGCGCGCGGGCTTCAACGCCGGTGAGTTCACGCGCCACCGCAGCAACTGCCAAATGTCGTTCAACAACGAGATCGTCGTGGGCGATTTTGAAAACGGCAACATCTACGCCTTTGATCTGGACGTCTACTCGGACAACGGCAGCATCCAGAAATGGCTGCGGTCGTGGCGCGCGTTGCCAACTGGCCAGAACAACTTGAAGCGCACCGCGCAGCACAGCCTGCAACTCAACTGCGAGTCAGGCGTGGGCCTCAATGATGGCCAAGGCAGCGATCCGCAGGTCATGCTGCGTTGGTCAGACGATGGCGGCCATACGTGGTCCAACGAACATTGGTCTAGCATGGGTAAGATTGGCCAGTACTATCGCCGCGTGTTTTGGCGCCGCCTTGGTATGACGCTGAAGCTGCGCGATCGTGTCTACGAGGTATCCGCCACTGACCCGGTCAAAGTCGCCATCATGGGCGCCGAGCTACTAGCGAGCGGAACGAATGCCTGACTTCATCAATGCCACGAATATCACGCCGCCTCGCGTGCCGCTGATTGATCAGCGCACGGGGTTGATGTCGCGTGAGTGGTATCGATTTTTCCTCAGCTTGTTTCGCCTAACAGGTAGCGGCACTAACTTCACGTCGCTGACCGATCTTCAGCTTGGACCGCCGCCTATCCAGTTGGAGTCGATTTCATTTGATCCGAGCACTCCGACGATCAATCCCAGCGATTCGCCGTTGGTGTCACAAACGGCAGAGCTGCAAAAGCAAGTCAACGGGCTGGAGATGGTGCCGCAGCCGGAGCTTGGCACCATGGCGCAGCTCCAACAGGCGCTTTTGCCGTGGGTGACGTTCGACACTACACCGGATTTTGTCCCGCCTGACGTGGGCACGCTTGCCTGGGACGGCGGTACGACGCTTGGGTTGCAGGCAACAGCCAACGTGCTGATTCGCATCGGCGAATCTGAGTATGTGTACGTCAAAGCCAGTAGCGCGGTAACCAAGGGCCAAGTTTGTTATCACACTGGTTCTGTGGGCGCGTCGGGCGTCATTACGGTAGCACCCACGCCGTTGGCGTTGGCGGACCCCAATCAGATCGTCGGTGTAGCTGCCGAATCGATCGCGCTCAACGGTTTTGGTTTGATTCAAGTCAGCGGCACATTGCGCGGGTTCAACACAACCGGCAGCAGTGTTGGTGAGACGTGGGCCGATGGCGATGCCCTGTACTACAACCCGGCGTACGTTGGGTCAATGACTAAAGTCAAGCCGTCAGCCCCAAATCAAAAAACCTACATGGGCGAGGTCATCAACGCGGCGACGGCTGGCAGCGGCTCAATGAGCATACGCATAACGCCGGGCTCTACGTTGGGCGGCACGGACAGCAACGTCCAGTTCGGTACTTTGGCGACCAATGATTTGACCCAGTACAACGGGACTTACTGGACCAACGTCACGCCGGCGTCGGTGATCGCGGGCGCCGGTGGCGCACCCGTCACCAAGACGGCCAACTTCAGCGTGGCGGCTAACGAGACGTGGATCATCAACAACAAGTCCGGTTCCAGTTGCACGGTCACGCTGCCGACCGCCAGCACAAACACCGGACGCGCGCTGTACTTTCAGAATTACCAGGCGCAGACACTTGTGTCAGCATCCAGTAATGTCGTGCCAATCGCCGGCGGCGCAGCCGGCACGGCCATCCTGGCCAACGTAGCCGGCGACACGGCGACGCTTGTGTCAGACGGTACAAACTGGATAATGACGCAATACACCCCGAACAACATACTACTTTTGGAGTAAGACCATGACCATCACCGTCAACGTACTTATCCCGGCCAAGATTGCTGAGAACAGTCAGACGACGCAGTACACCTCGTCAGGCGTCACGACGATCATCGACAAGTTCACGGCCACGAACTACAACACGGCTGCGGCGACGATCAGCGTCAACTTGGTCACGGGCGCCGACACGGCGGGCAACCAGAACTTGATCGTCAAAACCAAGACGCTTCAGCCGTCTGAGACATACACATTCCCAGAGATTGTCGGCCAGGTCTTGGCACCCGGCGGCTTCATCTCTACAATTGCAGGAACGGCATCCGCCATCAACATCCGCGCCAGCGGTCGCGAGGTGACACAATGAGCTTCTGGACAGAGTTACGCGACACGCTTGAGTCAGGCGCGGTGCTGGCTGGCAACTATATTTTGCCTGGCTCGGCCCTTGTAACCAAAAATTTGGTTAGTGAAGGTTCTAAAAACCAACTTAACTCAACTGTTGGCCAGTTAGCTATGCTGGGCACCGGCGTTGGCGGCGGCGTGGCCGGGAACCTTGACAACTATGGTGCAGCTTACGACAAAGTTGCCGGTCTGTTTGGCGGCAGCAGCAGCGCAGGCGTGACGGGCCAACAAGCAGTCGATGCTTTCAACGCCGGCAAGATCAGCGCGGCGGAGTTTGAGGCCATCGCTAATGGCGCGGGCACAACCAGCCAAGGGTTGTTGAGCGGTGCTGGCGGCTCATTGACCAAATACTTGACGCCTGCGGCCATTCTGGCCAGCGGTATGTTCGGCGCCAACGCCGCACAGAAAGCGGCCACAACGCAAGCCGAGGCGCAAAGCCAAGCCAACCAGTTGCTGTACAGCATGTACAAGGAACAGCAAGGTCTGCAAGAGCCGTGGCGCCAGGCGGGCTTGCGCGCGCTGCCCAAGGTCGAGCAGATTTCTAGCGAATACAAACCGTTCACGATGAACGAGATGTACCAAGACCCTGGCTATGCGTTCCGTCTGTCCGAAGGCCAGAAGGCGCTGGAGCGCAGTGCAGCTGCACGCGGCGGTTTGTTGTCCGGCAGCACCGGCAAGAACCTAGAGCGATTTGGCCAAGAGATGGGCAGCCAAGAGTACAACGCTGCTCGCAACCGCTACATTCAGGACTACCAAAACCGCCTGAGCGCGCAGCAGACGCTGGCCGGCTACGGCACCGGCGCCACGAACGCATTGGCCGCAGCAGCTGGCCAATACGGCACGCAGGCTGGCGCAGGTCTGACCAACATCGGCGCAGCACAGGCAGCTGGTCAAGTGGGCCAAGCCAACGCGTTGACTGGTGCGCTGGGCACGGGCCTGAACTATATGGCCAGTTCTGACCTGGCCAACGCCTTGCGTCAGTCGGGCTATCGCAACCCCTACGCAATGGGTTAAGGAGCACACATGCCCATCGATCCAAACATCGCTTTGCAAGTTCGGCCTCTTGAGGTTCCGAACCCGATGAACCAACTTGCGCAAGTCACCCAGATTCAAGCCGCACAACGTCAAGGCGAAGTTGCGCAGATGCAGCTAGAAGACCTTAAGAATGATCGTCTTGAGATGCAAAAGTTGCAACAGGAGTTGATGGCTAAAGGGGGCAATCCTGACTTGCGCACGTTGGCGGCTACGCTGTTGAAGTCGCCCAAACATTTCATGCAAGGTGTGGAGCTGACGCAGAAGCTGGATGAGCAAGCCAAATTTGAAAAACTTGGTCGTCAGTTCTATCCAGAGCTATTTGGTGCTACGCCTGGGACCGCTGCGCCGCCCGCCGCTGCGCCAACGGCGCCTGCACAGCCTGGCGCGCTGGGATCGGGCACGTTTGGCGTAGCACCTGAGCCTGCTGCGTCTGCTCCGGTAAATGCGTTGGCGCCTGCACAACCCGCTGCGCCTGCGGCCAATGCGTTGGCGGCTACTGAAAAGACGCCAGATCAACTACGACGTGAAATTCTTTTATTTGGAAATTCCACGGCGCCTGGCGCTAAAAACATGGTTGACATGCTGAAAACGCAACTTGCAGAAGTAACTAAGGCGCACACAGTTGGTGGTCGTTTGGTTACTGGCACTGGACGCGTCATGTATGAGGCACCTCCAGAAACCAGCGACATCAAAGAATACGAATACGCCAAGAAAAATCAAGGCTACAGAGGCACGTTTACAGACTTCATGCAACTCAAGCCCGCTGCTAGTGCCGCACGTCAGGTCATGTCTGTCAACACGCAATTGCCGGCAAGCGAAGAAGCGCAAAAAGAGTTTATGAAAGAAATGCGTCAGACATACGGCGCACTCAAACAAGCTCCTACTGTGCTGCAAAACATTGAAGAAGCAAAAAAACTTGTGCCTCAAGCCAAAGGGTTTATGGGCGCAGGCGGCGACACCATGCTTCAGGCCGCCAGTTTCCTCAACAACCGTTTGGGAACCAACATTGATACCAAAGGTGTTCAAAGCGCCGAGGAATTGCGTTCGCGCCTGTTCTTGGGCATCATGGACAACCTCAAAAAGCTGGATTCGCAACCTTCGCAACAACAGCAAGCAGCATTGCAACAGGCTTTGGGCAGCATTGGAACAGACCCCAGCGCGTTGCCTCGCGTGTTGGATGTATTTGGCGACAGCATTCGTCAGAAAGTCGATCTGTACAACGAAGAAGCCGCAAGCGCAGAGGGGCGCGGCGTCAAATTCCCATACAAACCGACCATTACATTGCCGCCAAAACCGACCACCGCGCCAACAGCTGCGACAACGCCTGCTATTCCCGGCGCTGCCGTGCAGTACTTGCGATCCAATCCCGGCATGGCCGCACAGTTTGACGCAAAATATGGCGCAGGCGCAGCAGCGCGTATTCTTGGAGGCCAATAATGGCGACCAATCCGTTTGACCAGTTTGACGCGCCTGCGGCCAATCCGTTTGATCAGTTCGACGCTGCGCCCGTAGCGACTGGCGGTATACCCGGCCCGCGTCGATCATGGTCGGACGTGGCCAAAGAGGCATACACCAATGCCCCAAGCAGCTTAAAAAATCTGTATGTCGGCATGGCGCAAGCTATCACAAGCCCAGTGCAAACCGCTCAAGGATTGCTCGACGTCGGTGCTGGCGCGTTGCAAAACATCACGCCTACAATTGTTCGCGACTTCATCAATCAGTTCGACACCAATCCAGCTGCCGCCAAGCGCGCAGTCGAAGCGGCGAACGCTGTGGGCGGCGAATATGCCAAACGGTATGGATCAATCGAAGGTTTCAAAGAAGCGTTGGCTACTGATCCGGCAAGCGTTGCAGCAGACTTTTCTACCTTGATGACGGGCGGAGCAGCGGCAACCGCACGTGCGGCGCCTGCCGTATCTAAAGTTGCGGCCACTGCGGGCCGATTGACTAACCCTTTGGCGCCCGTTGGCGTCGCTGTCAACGTGGCCAAGTACCCGCTTGGTGCGGTTGGCAATGTCGCCGAGGCTATGTTCAATCCCAAGAATGCGTTGTACATGCGCGCGGCGGAAGGCCAAGGTCCTGAGATTGTCAACGCGCTACGCGCTGCGCAGGAGATAGTGCCCGGCAGCATCCCGACCGCTGCGCAGGCCGCAGCAGATACCGGCGTTGTCGGTTTTCAAAAAATGGGCAAGTCCGCTGCCGGCGTGTTGGAGACGGAATACAAAGGCCGCGAGGCAGCGCAAAAAGCTGCGTTGCGAGGCGCGGTCCAAGAAGTTGGAAAAACGCTGGAAGATGTTGCCGCAGCAGAAAAAGCGCGCGCAAGCGTAACTTCGCCAATGTACAAAGCGGCAGATCAAACATTAAGCAAAGTAGATAGCGAATTTACGTCTTTGCTGCAACGTCCCTCGATGGATCAAGTAATGGCGCGCGCCGCTAGATTAGCGGCTGAACGCGACATTCCGTTCCAGATAGGCAAAACCGTGCCCGAACAACGCGTCCCGTCTGCGCTAGTAGATGAGGCAGGGCGTCCATTAGCGGAAACAGTTACGCCAGCTACTTTTGCGCAATTGCCAGGTACAAGCATCCATTTTATTAAACAAGCGTTTGATGACCTGACCAAAGACCCCGCCACATTTGGTATTGGTGCTGCGGAAGCCCGCGCAATTGGCAAAACTCGTAACGAGTTTTTGACATGGGCAGAGCAGACAGAAAAGAATCCCGCGTACAAACAAGCGCGCGAAACTTTTGCCAAAATGAGCGAGCCAATCAATCAAATGCAAGTCGGTCAGTTCTTGGAAAGCAAGCTGACGCCGGCGCTGGGTGAAGAAACAGCACGTTTGCGCGCCACTGGCTATGCGACCGCGCTAGAACAGGCGCCACAAACCATCAAAAAAGCTACGGGCGAAACGCGATACGCAACGCTAGAAGAAATGTTTAAGAGCGATCCTGAAGCTCTTAAATCGTTGCATGCTGTGCGCGACGATTTAGCGCGGCAAGCTAAAAGCGAAGCCTTGGCCCGAGGCCCAATCAAAAAAGAAATGGACGTTACCCGCGCCGCAGAGGCTATTGCTGGTGAGACAGCGTTGCCCAACATGATCAACCGTGTTACGACGGTGGCCAACGACATTTGGCGTCGCTTGCGTGGGCGCATCGATCAAAGCGTGGCCATCGAAGTTGCGCAAGAAATGCTGTTTCCCGGCAAAGCTGCCGACGCCTTGGAGGCTGCTATGCGCCAACAAGCGCGTCGTCAAGCTGTTGCAACAGCGGCAGCAGCGCCAGCGCGCGCAGCCTATGTGACGCCTGCGATTGCCAACATGCTCGCTCCTCAACAGCAAAATCAAAACGCACTAGCCCGATGAACTATGGACTACCAAGTACTTTTCAACATCGCTGTGGCGGTCGCCGGGTTTTTCGGCGGCTGGACTTTGAACCGCATCTACATGGCCATTGATCGTTTGGACAACGACGTGCGTGCGTTGCCAACACACTATGTCGCCCGCGATGACTATCGCAACGACATGAAGGACGTCCGCGAAATGCTCGGGCGTATTTTTGACAAACTAGACGGAAAGGCTGACCGATGAAAGCATACGTACTCGAACGCATGAAAGAGCCCTCCACCTGGCGCGGCTTTATCCTGCTGCTGACCGCCATTGGCGTACCCGTCGCCCCCGCGCTGGCCGACGCCATCATCTCTGTTGGCCTGGCCGTCGCTGGCTTGATCGGTGTTGCAACGCCTGACAAATGAACTTCGACACAGCGTTTGACAAGCTGATCGGGTTCGAGGGCGACTACAGCAACGACAAAGATGATCCCGGCGGTGCGACCCGTTATGGCGTTACTGAGCAAGTTGCCAGAGAGAACGGATACAGCGGGTCCATGCGTGAGCTGCCCCTTGACTTTGCCAAGGCTGTTTACAAACGCAAGTACTGGGATGCCGTCCAAGCGGATTCGCTGCCTCCAGCAGTGCGATACGCGGTCTTTGACAGCGCAGTCAACTCAGGCCCTGGCCAAGCCACCCGCTGGCTCCAGCGGGCGCTAGGCGTTAAGGACGACGGCGTCATTGGTCCGCGCACAATCAAGGCTTTGTCGGAGCAGCAGCCAGATGGATTGTTGCGCCGCTTCCTTGGACAGCGCCTAGTGTTCCTGACGACATTACCGAACTGGCCGGCTTTTGCAAAAGGTTGGGCTCGCCGAGTGGGCGACCTTCTGATGTCCTGAGCACCGCCCGGTACGCCTCAATCGCGTCTTTCAGCTCGCACTGCAACTGTTGGATGCGGTCGTGCTGCTCGGCCATCTTGGCGTTGGCCTCCGTGGCAAACTTGGCCAGGTTCTCTGGGTTCCAAGAGTAAAAGTCAGTCATGGTCAATCGTTCCGTTCACGTTTGCTAGGTGCATCGCACTCGGCCTTGGCACCGCGCTTGACAACGAACCGCTCCTCGGTTGTGAAGCAGTGCTCGTTGGCGCAGCAGCGCCGGCGGTAGACGTAGTTGCCTCGGTTGCGCGTCTCTTTGACTTCAGTCCAGACGTTGCAGACCGGGCAATTCATTCCAATTCCCCGCAGGCGTGCAGCGCATGCCCGGCCAGGTCACGCACCTCGTCCAAAATGTTAGCCATGGCCAGCTTGTTTTGCGGCTGCGAGGTGACGGCGCGCTTGATCTCGAACAGCGCCTCGATCGCCGTCTCAGCCATCATCATGCGGCGAATCTTCGCCTCGTCATTGGGGTAATCAAACTCCACGGTCATTTTCATTTTTCTTCTCCAAGGGTTTCCATCCAAAGCGGCGCCACGTGGCTTGCACGTCGGTCGCTGCTGCTGGTGTGTATTTGAAATTCGGGTCCAAGATGCTCGGTCGTACGGGCTCAGGCAAGGGCGGGACGACCAGTTTAACTTTCTTCACTTTGTTGCCTCCTGTAACAGTTCCACACGCTCGCGGGCGGTGCGCAGCGCCGTGTAGCGCTGGTGCAGCCGCTCAAGAAAGGTGACGCGGCGCAGACCGACGCGCTCGGCGTTCAGTAGCGCCAGCACCTCGTCCTCGCTCAGTAAGTTCAGCTTTTTGTTTAGCTCTCTCCAGTTGTAGTGCATATCGTCGTTCCAAGTCGATCAGTTGGTTGGTTAGGCGTAACATCAATCGCTCCGCCTGGTTGTAATGCCTCACGGCTATCCGCAGTTGGGCCTTGGTAGCCTTGATGCGGTCTTTGACTGTGTTCATTCTGCTAACTCGTATGTCATTTCAAAGATGTCAGGCTTGCATGGGTAGTGTTCACCCTTCACGCCTGTGATGATCCAGTCGCCGGGAGTGACAACATGGCCGCCTTCAAGCGTGTCAACCCAACCACACTCGCCGGTATCCCAGTTTGCCGGCGGTTTTCTAACAGCAGGATGGTCGCCATCCTTAAACCACTGCGTGGCCTCGATGACCACAGGCTTTTTGCGGAATTTCATTTCAAACTCTCCATGGCTATGTCCGACACCGCACGCTTGTCGTGCAGCGCAGCAAAGATTTTCTCGTCGATGGTTTTGTTGGTCAGCATGACGTAGCACCACACAGGGTGTGTCTGGCCTGAGCGGTGCAGACGGCCAATGGTCTGCTCGTACAGCTCCAAACTCCACGGCAGGGACAGAAACACCATGTAACAGCCGCCATGCTGGAGGTTAAGCCCGTGCCCGGCTGACTTTGGATGGACGGCCAGTAGCCTGACTTGTCCAGCATTCCATCGCTCGATGGCTCGATCGTCATCCAGTGTGGTGACGTTGAATCTGCGTTTGAGTTCA